TACATACAAACCGTGTGGCCAGGGAGTCTTGCAAAGAAATTTTAGAATCAAAAGGGCTAGTATTTGGAAATAATCAGACGCACAATGAATATTTAGATAACTTAGCTTCTCATAAGTTTGCGATATGCCCTGAAGGTAATGGTGTAGATTGTCATAGAACCTGGGAATGTTACTATATGGGAGTAATCCCTATTTTACTAGAGAATATATTTACAAAGTATTTACAAAAACATTTACCATGTATTTTATTAAAATCTTGGGACGACTTAAATGAAAACCATTTAGCACAGTACTCTGAACTTTCTAAACAACTAGAACGTTCTCAAAAGTATTTATCACTTTCTTATTATAAGAAAGAAATATATATAAATACTAATATTTTTCCTTGAAAATAATGAAGACAGCCAACTAGTTAAACAAGGTACCTGTACAAGTAAATATTTGTCTTTGATTCCATTGAGCGATTTTACTTATTATAAGTAGATGATTAGCAATAAGTAGATGGTGAGCAATTTATACTTGTCTCTGGGAGTCTTTATTCTTTTTTTTAGTACCCCTTTGGCAAATTAAGAGCTATAGAGAAGGATTCCATGGAGGCGGTGGTGGCTGGCGGGGTGGATGTGGTTATGGTGGCACTGGTTGGTGGGCTTACTCGCCTTATTATTATGCTTATAGCTATTGCTATACTAACCAGTTCGGAGTTGTAGTCTGTCCCCCGATTGCGTAAATATTTACAAATTAACCTATCCCCCTTTAACAATATGTCTTATACTCGTAAAGACTTGATCCTTTTACACAAATATAAGGATGAATTCTATAGAAAAGCACTAGTTGACCGCATTGTTAGCTGGGCAAAGACTGAAGTTTTGAGAGTTTCTATGATTGGTGACACTATCACCCGAATTAGTGCATCGTGGGCGTTTACAAAAGAAGAGCTAGAAAGTCTGAAAAAGGAACAAGACTTAGTACATCAACAACTCAAAGATATATTCAAAGATTCAAAAATCGACATTACTACAAATTGTGTGAGTTTTATTATCTATGAATTTTGGGAAATTGTTGTAAAAGTGGATTGGAGTTAGAATGGAGGCTTTGACAAAGGGAGCCCTTTCAGCAGTTATTGCATACAGCACTCACTATGGAGTTAGTAAATTATATGATAAATACTGTATTCCTGATGGAATCTGGGGATACTTGCAAGGTATGATAACTGCGGGGAGTCCAGTATGTCAAACTGCGGTAAATATTATATCTTCAACACAAGTTTCTTATTCTACACTTATTACCATGGGGTTTTCTCGTCTCATTCTAGACTTTTTTGGAAAGACATGATTCACTATAAAATAAAAATCCGTTCTAAACATTCACGAAACTGACAATCAGATGGCTGCCCCGACGCAGTATGCAACTACCGAAGGATCATTATATGAATTGGTGGCCAGAGGAAATAAAGACGTGTTTTTCTACCAAGATCAACCCAAAAGCACGTATATTTTTGACTCTTCCTATGAAGCTCAGGCTCCTTCTACATTTGAAATACGGCGTGTTCCTCCTTCTACAGCATGTGAATTTGGTCGCACTGTAAGTTTTGACTTTGATTTGGTGGGAGATCTTATGACAAACCCGACTCTTGTCATTCAGTTGCCTACCTGGCTTCCTCCACAAGTTGCCGCCACCAATACTCGATCCATAGTGACAGATACTTCAGGAGTATCGTATGGATATACAAATGGTATTGGATATTTCTTATTTGAATTAATACAGTTTTATCAAGATAATATCCTACTCCAAGAATTCTCAGGTGATGCTCTATGGGCTATTGAAATGAATCAAGGATCATATGCTCATAAGTTTGTAAGTAATATATTGACTGGACAACACAATGGATCTTCTCTAAGTATTGGAAGAAATGCCACTCCGCCACAATTGCGTCTCAAACTTCCTTTGATCGGTTGTCAAAGGAAGGAAGATCCAGGATTTCCACAAAGGTCGGCCCTCAGTCATAGTTATCGCCTCAGATGTAAATTAAGACGTTTAGAAGATTTGGTGGAATCGTCTGATGGGCGTATGAAACCAACCCCATGGGGTCGCACAGACTTTCAGCAAACTCTGGCCAATCTTACTCCACCCAACCCTTTTACAACTTTGCTCAGAACTCAGATTCTGCCTTTAGAAATTCAATTGGAAACTCAGCAAATCTATGTGCCTCGTGAATATCAAGACTTGCTTCAAAGTAAACCCCAGAAACTTATGTTCGCTCGGCATTGGGAGAATATATTTACACAGAACCAATTGGACTATGCAGGAGTGGTTGCAGGTGGAACGAGCTTGGTGAAACGACTTTTAGATGGACGTCATCCTTCAGGTCGTGTCATTTGGTTCATGCGTAGTATTAGTGATATTAATGCTAATAAGTTGTGGAAAATAAATACGGGTATTACCGGCGCACAAAGCTATTTTAACTCTGTGAATTTACAAATTGCTGGAAAAGATCGTGAACTTCCACGCAATTCTTTAGTATGGCGTGATATTACAAACTTTGCAAAAGAGGAAAACGATACTATTTCTGAATTAAATACTATGAATTGGACCCTTGGAGATATTGCGCCTTTACGGTTTCCTGATGCTTCTTTACAGACGACAGGGGCTGTGAATTTTACTACAGCGGATCGTCCTATTTTCTACATAGATTTGAGCCTCCCTCCCTCCGACCCTTTAACCGGTGCTCCGAATACGGAACTCCGAGTTATTGTTGAAGGTTGGGCAAGGTTTGACACAGATGGTAAAGGGCGTGCAGAATTATTTAGTGGTAATTAGAAGCATAATGAACTTCGATCCCTCTCATCCTGAAATTCAAGAGCAAATCCAAACTCAATTAAGCACAATGATTGCAAACCATACAAAAAATACGGCCCTTGCCGCAGAACAACAGAAAAAGGCCTACATACAATCCCAAGCAAATTCTGCTTTCCAAGCTTATATTCAACAACCTTCCATTGTAGGAAGTAATGAACTTGCGCAGCTGATAAGTTACCACAATTGCTTATCGAATCATACGTCTACTCTTTCAGGTTCAATTCAAATGTTAACTAATGAACTATCGACAAGCCCCACAACCCCTATTACGGCCTTCTCTACATTACTTACAACTCCTGCAACTCCTTCAATTCTTCGCCAGTATTTCGGCCCTACGCCAAGCAAATCTATCTCCTGATGCTGCGCCCCTAAAGAAACATCCTAGAATACCTCAGATGAATAGCCAGGGCTATGCGAGACCTGGAGGTGATATTACCACTTTGTTGGATCTCACGCCTCGTGATTTTCAAGATAATGAATATACCCCTCTAGGATCGGAAAAAACATGGTGGCTTCCTGATCAAGCTCGGCGTATACATCCCCTTTCACTATCGGTCCAACAATTTCAATTCCGTGGCCCCACATCTTTTGGTCAGCGCTTTACATTTGACATTGGATCTGTATCGGCAGGCGATCTTCTCTTTAGCACCATGTTACAAATTGAATTAGGACACTGGTTGGACGAGACAACTCTTCTCAGATTTCAAGCAAGGACGTGCGATTATCCTAAATATCAAGGGAAATATATCAATGATGTATGGTTTTATGCAAATAGTCTCGGGACCGTCATCATTGAAAAGGCTGAATTAGAAATTGCTGGTCAAACCATTGAAATAGTAGATGGCGATTTTTTGAACACTGCGGGACTTCTCATGTTGGATGTAAATGGTCAGTATGGTGTTGCTATAGATGGGATAGGGCGTTTTCCTATATCTACACTTCTTACAAGTCCAACGTATCATCCGTATCCGACACAGAATGATACTTTAATCATACCCCTACCCTTCTTCTTTCAACGTGTGAAACTTCAAGAAGCTTTACCACTTTTAGCTTGTCGTGAAGGCACTGTAAGAATTCACGTAACCCTGCGACCTTTTTCTGAATGTATTCGTCTGTTGGCAGGAAGACGTAAGAATTTAGAAGAAACTCCTTTAAATAAACAAATACAAGTCATTAATTTCGGAGCCATTCCTGCCTATGTCCAGACCCCTATTGCAGCTCCCCCCTTCAAAAATATTCAACTTGTCACTTATTCAGCCCATACAGATGGCCTAATACGTCAAAAAATTTTGAGAAATCCGTTTGAAATTCTTACAAGAATCTGTAATACCTTTTATTTCTCAGAGCCTTTGAAATATGTGACAAACAAAACTTCTTCCGATATCATTCAAGTCCAACTTCCACTTGAAGTGAATCACCCGATGGAAGAAATCCTATGGTTTGTGCGCCGAAAAGCCACAGCAAACAATAATGAATGGACAAATTATTCTGCCGTTACAAGTGTTGAATATAATCCTACCTATAATCCACTCCGACCCCTTTTACAACATGCCGTTCTGCAGTTAAATGGTGTAGAATTGATAAATCAAGAAGAACAATGGTTTCGCCAACATATTGCTTTAGCACATAAAGGGGGTGCATCTGCATATGACTCTTTCATTTATGGATATTCTTTTGCTAAGAATCCTGCAGAACATCAACCAAGTGGGACAGCCAATGCTTCTCGTTTACAATCTGTGCGCCTCACTCTGGATGTAAGCCCTCCTGGAGGGATCTACGAACAAGAGTGGGAAGTCAAGGTTTTTGTAATTACTTTACAATGGCTACGATTCCAGAATGGTCTGGCGAATCAGATGTATACCGATTAAGATAAAGAAACCTAGGCTTATAAGTTTTTTAACAAGCACACCAGAATGGCCTCGGCTGGCCTATTGAAACTTCTTCATTCTGGCCTTCAGGATGAACGTCTGCTTCCTCCGAAAGGCCAACCTAAGATTGAAGCTTTTCAAAAAGCCTTTGTGAAAACAGGAAGATTTACTACAGAATGGTATCGTGTTGACTTTGACAATACTCCCACCTTTGGTCAAACGGCCAAAGCCACTCTTCCTCGTAGAGGACATCTTATTACAAAAGCTTTTCTTGTAGTAACTCTTCCCGATATTCGCACTCCACAACTTGCGGCTCGCACGGTAGCCAACACCGCATTTGCAGGTCCTACTTTCGGCTGGACAAATTCAGTAGGACATGCACTTGTTAATCAGGCACAATTCACTATAGGTGCTACGCCGATTGACACTTTGGACAGCAGACTCATGGAAGTCTTGGATGAATTCCACACACCCTTGGAAAAAACTACGACTGTAAATCGTATGATGGGTCGTTATGATAACGGATTTACACCAAAATCCAATGGATGGGATACACAGTTCAAAGAAATAGCAGTCCCCCTACCCTTTTGGTTTGCTCGTGGGGATCCTTCCGATGCTTTGCCAATTGATGCTATAGGGACTGATATTCTTCAAATCGGTATCACCTTTAACACCATTGCCAATATATATACAACGACCAGTCGTGCAAAGAATCTGCAAAATCAGCTCATACTCCCACCTATGGCAGGAAGCCCTTTCTATGTTTTGGATCCTGTAAACGGCAAACCCGTATATGGCCTGAATGGAAATCCCCAAAAGTCGGTTCTGGCTTCACAAATTCCTGGAATTCAAATGCCGAGCAATTATGCCTTTGAAGATGCTTATCTATTGTTAGAATATGTCTATCTTGATAAACCCGAAGCCAATCGTATTCGGCTCGGTGATATCAGCTATCCTATTGTCCAACACTATGCTATCCCACCCTTTGACACCCGTTCCATGCCGTCGTCTCGTGTTCGCATGCGCATACCCAATCCGACCCGTGAACTCTACTTTTTCGCACATCGTCAAGAAGCCGATTTACTAAACGCCCCATTCCTTGCTACCCGTGATTTGAGCGGATTCTTTGTTGCAGATTTGAGCGGTATAGGGCTTGTTGCTCCTTGGTGGCCCGATGCAAGTGGTCTGAATACAGAGATCTTTCGTCCTCTCATTCCCGCCTATTCTGCAATTGATTCAGAACCTATTACATCCTTTGCACTCACGTATGAAGGAAAGTTGGTTCGCTACGCAACAGACTCTCCTGTTTTATTTCGCAGTATTTTACCGAGTTTTGAACAAAGAAAGAGTCCATGGCATAATAAATACTATTATCATATTCCCTTTGGCACCCAACATGAAGCCTACGGTATTACAAATCCAATGGGTCATGCGAATTTAGATAAAATACAAAACATTGATCTTCTCCTCAATTTCAAACCCTATAGAGGAAGTATTCGTGTTACGGATGTTCCAGCCTATACAATTTATGTATGGGCGGAAACATATTCTATTTTACGTGTGTATGGCGGCCGTGCAGGTCTATTGTTCGGGTACTGATGAGAACTGTCTCTTTAGTCTCTCCAAATACAAAATACCGTCCATCAATTCTTCTTGAGCATGCGTGATCCAATCAAGGGTGCTCAAGTCTTC